CCCCGTACAACTTGATACCACCAGATCGCCGTGTCGTCTTTCCAGCCCAGATCCCATGCGGTATGCACCGGCAGGTTTGGGTCATGCGGTACGTCGCAGACCCTGCCCTGCTCTGTGGCTTGTCGCATCTCTGTGCCGTATATCGCGCCCACAATCGCTGCGTCAAAGCTGCACAGGTACTCCTGCGCGAACTGATCCTCAGTCATCTGTGACTTGGCAGCATCCAATTCTGTCGGCGGCAGCAGGCCAGAGCGGTCAGCCGGTAGCGTCATGCAGAACCAATCTGCGAGCCTCTGTGCGCGGCTGTAGACCGTGTGGAACTCATTGCGTCCCTTCGGTGTCCCCATGAACACGCACCAGCCCTGCTTGTCACTGAGCGCCGGTCTAACCACCAAGGGAAACACGCTTGGCTTCCAGTCCCCAAACTCATCGCACACCACGCCACTGAAGCCCAAACCACGCATCGCGTCTGCGTTGTCGGCGCCAAACAGCCGGATCACCGAGCCGTTCACCAGCGTAATGGTCAACTCAGCCTCATTTGTGTGCTGGTTGATCGGTGCGCTGAACTGTTTCAGATAGCCCCACGCCACGGACTTAGCCTGGCTGCGATAGGGCGCTATGTAAGCAAATAGACCGTTGTCACCCTGATAGGTGATAGCGGCGCGGATGATGTCGTTGATGGCCGCGACTGTTTTGCCTGCTCTGCGGTGGGCAACGAGGCTTCTCCACCGCTCCGTTCGGTTGTGGAACGGCATAAACGCCTTGCGGGGCGTGTAGTCGATGGTGATTTGCTGGATCATTCCGGTGAGCGCCAACCTACCTGCATCTTGATTGGGCCATTGTCCTGACCCGTCAGCTCAGTTCGGGCCAGCTTGGGAATGTGATACTCGATGACATCCATCATGCATCGCCACGCTGCCTCTGGCCCTTTCTGCTGGTAAATTTCTTCGAGCCATATCGATAGCCGATGAGCGTTACCGTCCACCAGTCTTGCTATTGCCTCTCTTGCCTCAGTCGTTGCCTTGTTGGGCACGCCTTTTGGTCTGCCAGCCATTGTTTTTGCTCGTTTGTGATCTTAATTTAATGAGAACGATAAACCATTACTTTTTAGCGTAGATCTCATCATCTGTTAGGCCCATGTCTTTAGCTGATTGAATGATCTGCAAATACTTATGCGGAGCCATACTTTGTGGGCTGTTGGCAAACATGGTTTTTGCCGCTTTGTAAGCTGCCGGATTGTCTTTCCAATTCCTTGTGCCTTCGCCAAACGCATCATTGTAGGCAGACACTAACGAAAACCCTGCATTGGGATCAGGATTGTAATTGCCATCATCTGTCCCTTGATGCGTAACCCGAACCGCGCCTTTTTCCATCAATTTGTCAAAATTGAGCGGCTTGTAGTCTGCTTTCAAGTTCAAATTGTCGCCGGTCAATGGTTTGTATTTTTCAAGATCAGTAATAGCAGCCCATTTCGGTTGTGCCAATGTCTGCGCCGCAACCATTTGTTGCTTTAACATTTGCGCCATTGCTTTTGGGTCAGCCATTGGATTTGCTCATTTTCGTTTACTTCATGCGCTTGAGGGCTTCTGCGAGTTTCTTGCCCTTGTCGGCTTCGTTGTAGTCTTTTGCGACGCTTTGCGGGATACCTGCGGCCTTTGCAAACTCAGGGTTGTGAGCCGCTGCTGCCATAAACCTGCGTTGCTTGTCGCTGTTGCTTGGCATCAATGCAAGAACCGCAGCTTGTACAGGGTGCTGTCGATTTGGCCTACGCTCTCATCGACGATGTTCTGCAATGCAGTGTCGTCCGGCAGGTCTTTGCGGTGAGCGTCAACGTATCGCTTAATCATCTTCAGATAGGCTTCTGGGTCTTTGGTGACCGAAAAGTCATTTGGGTATGCGGTGATCGGAATCTGTTTGTACGCGCCGCTGTAGGCCTCTGCCCACCTGTCGGCCAGTTCAATGATGTTGTCGTAGTACTCGCCCAACGCAACGTGCTGCGCGTAGGAATCGGTTGCGAGATGCTGAAAATGCGTCACCGTGGATGAGTGCAGTAGCACCGCCACAAATTGCGCCGCAGCTTTTTCGTAGTTCTCAGCCATGATAGTCCTCGCGCCACATATCTCAGATCATACTTGCCTGTCAACATGACTGCAAGAAGAAATAGGGTGTTCTTGTACTACTCCAAGAAGTAGTAGAAGGCTTTTACCGCTGCGGCAAGGCATCTCGAATAAGCGGCATTGCGTCCGATAACTTCATCATCAGCAACCATTCTTCGCCATCGGCTCGCATCAACACCACTGGCGTTGCCTCACCTGCTGACTTTGATGCCTGCTCCATGAACTCATGCACCATTAGCTTTTTGCGCCGCTTGACCTCAATACGGAACTGGGCAATTTCCACATCCCAACCTCCGTCACGCGATTGCGAAAGGTTGCGCTTCACTGCCCAACCCAATTCCTGATTGAGTATTTCGCATACCTCACGTTCGCCGTTAGCGCCTTTACGTCTGCTGTTCATGTGTTCCCTTTTCGTTATGTTTGTCGCAAAACTCTCTTGCCTCATCAGGGTTAAGCGTTAACCCTAGGCACTGCGTCGCAACCTTTGGCTTCACAAACCAAGCCGTGTACGACCACTTGCCGTCAATCTGAGTCGCGCTGATTGAGTACAAACCACAATCAGACAGCCAGTGATATCGGCTCATTTTGGTGAACTTCATGTTCAAACCCCGCACATCCCTTCGCATTCGTTGTTAAACATATCCACCTGACCATGATCTTCGGCAGTGGACAAATCCACTTCGGCCAATGGAACGCATGACCGGTGCATAAATTGCTCGGCCCTCATGCCGCGCACCGGCTTTCGGATCGCTGCGTCAATTTCCAATGCATCAGCCCATGATTGCGAGTCGGCCTTAACTGCTCGCCACTCATGGTCGCTGTGAAACGGGCAGCCGATACAGGATGACTTGGGCGGCAGCGCATAACCTTTGGCCTCAAACCACCGCAGGCAGTCCTGGCGGCTCATGCCACAGTCAATCAACGGCCACACGTTTCGCGCCCACTTATCGCGGCTGGGCTTCATTCGCAGCGCCTCGTCGGTGCTGATCCCAATCAGCGTCTCGACCAGCACACCTTTTGAGCGTTGACCTTTGGCAAGTCCTGCCAGTTCGCGCTGTTTGCGGCGCAGCGGCTTGAGCTTGTACTCAGCCGTGCATTGCCTGCGCCCCATGCCTTTAGTACCGTCAGGGTTGACGGTGAACCACGGGATTGCTGCAAACCGGCCACCGGTTGTGTTCTGCTTGCGCAGTGCGTCAACCCGCAAGCTGCCTTCGGTCACCCGATAAATCGGGAACGGGTGCGGTAGCCGTTGCACTTCGGATTCCAGCCAGTCCAGCCAAGTGTAAACGTGGGCAGGTTCCCATTGCGTGTCGGCAAATATGGCAGCGTCCACTGGTGGCAACTCGCCGTGCGCAATCATCAGCGCCAAAGTCGATGATTGAACGCCAGCTCCCAACGACAGAATACGAATCATGGTTGTCCCTGTTTTAGTACTTGTTTTGCGACAATCGCCCAAGCGTTTTTAAGACCTTGAGAGGGTGACCCACTACCCATGTAGCGGGGTAGCCTAGAAAAAGTCTTCATCGGCTTGAGCGACGGCTACAGAGCGATTGGCAGTGAGGTTTCTCAGTTCAGCGTCGCACCGATCAACGCAACGCTTGTATGCCTCACGGTATTCGGGGCTGTCTGCCGCGCATCGAACCGAAAGGCGAGCGAGGTAAGCGGCCTTAAACTCAACCCAATATTGTTCTGGATTGCTCTGTCTCAAATTCTCCCAGTTCTGCACCGTGTGCTTTTCGCTTGCGTCGAGTCCTGCGGTGTCCTGATGCAATCGCTTTTCGTCCTTGGGTCGCAGCTCCGCTGGCTTAGGAAAAAACTTGCCATAACGCGAATGAGACTTAGCGCATATCTCGACTACTTCCCACGGCTGGTCTTTGAGCGCCACCCAGTAGGTTTGCTTCATCAGGTCGGTAACCGGCTTGCCAAAGGTCTCGCCCAATGTATCCATGAGCTGGTCAAAGTTCCGCTTATCAGGGCTATGCATCGTCATCCTCCTGTTCGAGCCAGGTTGATTTAGGTTTTACGGGTTGAGGTTTTTCGGGTAACGGAAACGGGCCACGCCATAGGCCAGAGCGAAAAAACTTGGCAGGGCTTGTGATGAACTGCGTCCCAATGCGTCCCATCGCCGACTGTTGTGCGGCGTATTGGGTCACAGCGGCCAATATCGTCTCCGGTGTCTCGCCTTCTTCAAGCAACTGGTTGCAGGCTCGCTCTGCGTCCATCCACGCAACGCCGGCATACGTCCCTTTCGGGTACTTTGATTTCAGTTCAACAATGTCCACAACCTCGCGCACACGCGTCTGTGTGTTCAATGATGGTTCAGATTGATGGTTATATGATGGTTGGAGTCCGGCTGGCGGACTACCGTAGTCCGGTTGGCGGACTACCTCTAGTCTGCGTGGCGGACTACCCCCGTCGCCGTGGCGGACTAGTCCGGCTGGCGGACTACCTACCAAGCTGACCGTGTAGACGGTGCTGCGGTGACTGTTTCCGCGATCACGGACGATCAGCTTCAACTGTTCCAAATCGTTTAGCTGCTCGGCCACAGTGCTTCGTGCCAATGAACTTTTGCGCGACAACGTGGTGATCGACGGCCAACACACGCCCTCATCACTCGCGTTGTCAGCCAGCGCCAGCAAAATCAACTTCTGAGTCGACGTTAGGTTTTGCATTTCCCAGACAATGGTCATCAGTCTGATGCTCATGCCTCACTTCCTTCCCGCAACGCCCGCCATTTTTCTGCTTGCTTCGCGGCCCAAGCTTTTGCCTTGCTGCGCTCGCACTGAACGCACCGCCCAGTCAGCACATACCTTTCGCTGCCGTTGCCGCCAACGTGTTCCTGCTTGACGCAAGGCGCACCCATAAACCTGACCCGCCCAGCCCTTGCCGCAGCTTTCCGGTTTTCAGTAAAAAAATCGCTTGACATTGTAAAAACTACCTTTTTCAGCCGTAAGTTGCTGTTTTTATTGGCCCAAAAATATATGCACTTTTCGTGTTTTTAGGCTCAAAAAACAGTTGACAAGTACAGAGTAAGGTATAAGCTATCCGATATCAAGTAACCAAACCACTTGAACGGAGAACAACAATGAACAGTGCTTA